AGGCGTAGGCGCTCATGATCGCCACGGCGAGGCCGAGGTGCTCGAGGATGGGCCGGCCGTCGATCGCCTCCATCACCCACTCGGTGGCCTCGGCATCGGTGGCGCCGCCGCCGATGAGGCCCAGCCGGATCGTCTCCCGGATGTCGGCATGGCGGAAGATGGGGTCCGGCATGCCGGTGATGGGGTTGAAGCCCCGGCCCTGGAGCCGGCCGAGGATCTCGCCCATGCCGGCGCCGCAGGCCCGTTCGAGCCGCTCGATGATGCCGAGGGGCGCGACGTCGAAGGCGCGCTCCCGGCCGGCGAACGGCCGGGTGATGCGTGTTGAGGTCATCAGGCTGCGGCCGTGAAGGCCTTGGCGCCGTCGACACGCACCGTGGCGGTGAAGGTCACGGTGCCCTCGTTCGGGGCCGATTCCGTGTGGTTCTCGACATAGGCGTAGAAGACGTCGGCGCCGCCGCCATTGGCACCGGACAGGTCCCACTTGTGCTGCATCTCGATGCGGGTGCCGTTCTTCACGGCATCCTTCAGCGCGCGATACATGGCGTTGGCGCGGGCGACATGGCCGGTGAGGCTGTAGGAGCCGGAATAGGCGCCGGGCGTCGACTTGCGCACCGGCTTGGCGGCGGGGTCGTCGCAGTCGCGAACCATGCGCTCGGTGAAGTTGCGCTGGTCCTGCGCCTCGAAGTTCTCGACATAGCACATGAACTTGAAGCGGCCGGCGCCTTCGCTGCCGTCCGACAGGAAGAGCTGGTCGAGCTCGGTTTCGAGAAGGGTATTGGTGCCCATGGGATCCTCCGTCAGGCGCTGGCAAGGGTGATGCGGCGGCAGTTCAGGCGAGCGGGCGGGAGACCGTCAGCTCGAACTGGATGAAGGCGTGGTTGAAGGCCTGGAGGCGGTCGCGATCATCACCCGCCCGCAGCTCCCTGATCCTTGTCTCGGCGGCGTAGGGTTCAGCCAGCGGGAGGCTCTGCCCATCGAGAGCATCCCGAAGGTCCTGGAGGTGGCGCCACACTTCCTCTCGACCCGTCGCCTTGGACATCAGGTGCAAGCGGAACGTCACGGCCCATTCCTTCGCGCAACGATTTCCATGTCTGCGCTGTGAGCCGACGATGCCGAGCGCGGCCAACGGGGACCGCAACTGCCCGTCGGCTGGCACATAGTCATAGTAGGTCACGGTCGGCAGCCGGTCGCGAACGATCGCCGCTACCGCCCGCCCCACGGCTTCTTCCGGGGATAGATTCACGATGACGCCCTCCGGCGGCGCGCGGGCGAATCCGGCGGAGACTCAGCGATCGGCTCGAGAACGCCGGCGGCGCGAAGCCGCTCGATGTGATCGGGTGGATCGACTGTGTCGTCGACGATCTGCCCGGCCTCATAGAGGAAAGAGGCCTTCAGCTCGTAGCCGCTCATGACGCGGCTTTCGGTGACGCGGAAACGCATGTCAGTGTTCCGTGTTGAACTCGCTTGCGGCACCGTCGAGCAGGCGCTCCATGTCGACCGCCCACTCGTCCAGGACCTCTTTCGCCGCCGGCCAGAAGAAGGGATGCGCATCCATCTTTTCCGTGCCGTATTCGAGGAAGGCGGCGTAGAAGGCGTCGGCATCACCGGCATAGATGGTGATGATCGACTGGTCGTCGTCTTCAAGCCCGCCACCGATGCCGCGGACATTCGGGTTGTCCGGCGCATAGCGCCCGCGGGTGTAGTCGATGGAGTCGCGAAGCGATCCTGTGAGAAATGGCGCACGATCGCGCTGGCGATCGACGATCTCGGACGCCATGCGCTCGTCGCCTCGTCCGGCGAGAGCACGCACATTGCCGTAGAGCCGCCGGAGGCCCGCGAGGTTCTCTGCGACCCCGAGCACCCCGGCGGCGGCGGTGGCGGCCGGGATGTTGGGCGCTGCAAACATGATTGCCCGGGCCGCGAGGCCGTAGATCGCCATTACGCGCTGTCGCCGACCAGGATGATGGTGTAGCCGACGGCCGAGCCCGCGCCGCCATTGGCGATGCGCAGGATGTCTGCCGTGGTGGCGGTGACGGGCCAGCCGGCGGCGGTGCGATTGGTGACCAACAGCACCTCGCCGGGCTTCAGCTTCACCTTGTCGGTGGCGTCGGCGAAGGGACCGAGGAAGGCCGCGGTGTCATGGCCGCCGACGACGACCTCGTTGACGTTGGCGGCATCGGCCTCGATGTAGATCGCCTTGATGCCGGCGAAGGTGACCGCGGCGCCGAGCGGATCGACGAGCGAGCCGGCGAGGTCGATATCGTCGTTGGACGAGGCGGGGATCGGCCGGGTGTCGGAGAAGACCTTGTCGGCCTGGCCGCCGCCGGTGCCGGAGGTGAAGCCCAGCGCCTTGCGCTTGGAGAAGGCCGCGGTGACGGCGGCGATGTCGTTGGAACCGGTGTAGCTGCCGAGAATCTGCACGGCGATGTCGAGCTGCGCGCCCATGGCGGCCTCCAGGTGGTTGAGAAGCGGGAACGGATGAAAGGGATCAGGCGTCGTCGGCGGGCGAGGGCCGCGCCTCGCGGACGCAGTAGAGCGTGCGGCGGCCGGTCTGCCGGTTGGCCGGCTCGATCGACGTGATGCGGTACCAGTCGCCGGAGCGGGCCGGATAGACGAGGCGGTCCTCGATCGTCAGTTCATCGACGATGCCGCCGGTGCGCAGGGTGACGATGAGGTCGCAGCGGTCCACCGGCACCTGGCCTTCCAGCGCCGTGGTGCCGCGATCCGGCCGGACCGAGGCCCAGCGCTCGTCGATGCAGATCCTGACCCCGACCTTGCGGCCCATCGCCCCCTCGGCCTCATAGGCCCGGTGGAAGGAGACGCGGGAGGAGAGCAGGCCGATGATGTCGGGCATCAGAGGAACCTCAGCCGCCGATGGCGCGAGAGGTTGCGGTCGGCGGAAGCCTCCAGCGGGATGCGCGCAGCGCCACCCGCCCCAACCGTCGCGCGGTTTTCGTACCAGTCCGCGATCATCTGGAGGATGCCCTGACGGACGCCGGCGGGGACCGCGGCGGCGTTGGCGAAGCCATGGTCGGCCTCGACGCGGACGGGCGCGGGCACCCTGCCAAGGGCCGGCCAGGTTGCCGCCTCGGCAGGAATGATCAGCGATCCCAGCATGTCCTCGATGAGGTGATAGGCATCGGCGGCCAGTGTCTGTTCGGCTCCGGCGGGGTCGGTGTACTTGACCACGACCGCTGTCGCTCCCGGCAGGGCGAGCCGCAGCTCGCCACCACACCAGCCGGCGAAGCTATGGCGCCATGTCTGGTTCACCAGGCAGTGGCCGAGCCAGCCGTTCCATCCGTCGAGGAACTCGGTGACGCCGGCGATCATGTCGGTGATCACCGCATCCTCGGCATCGTGGTCGATGCGCAGATGCGCCTTGGCCTGGGCGAGCGTGACAGGCATGGCCTCGGGCGCAGCGGTGCAGACCGGGACGAAGTCGCTGGCCATGTCAGCCCTTCTTTCGCCTGGTCGAGGTGGTCTCGGCCGCGCGCACAGGCGTCGTCGTCTCGACCGGCGGATCGCGCAGGGGCGAAGCGATGCCGGCCTCGATCATGCGGCCGGCCTCGGCGTCCGACACGTCCACGACGTCGCCGGGGTTGCGGACGAAGTCCACGCCGGCCTGGCACTGGATCATTCTGACTTTCATGGGATCCTCCGAACGGCTCGGAGAGCGGGCGGCCCGAAAGCCGCCCGCCTTGCCGAACCGACCTCGATCAGGAGGCGGCGGTGATGAGGTGCTTGACGGCGGCGGTGTCGCCGAGTTCGCCGTCGAAGCGGATGAGGCCGGCGATGCCCAGATCCGGCCAGAAGCGCTCGCGAAGGACGCCGATGACGGGAGCCCCGACCTTGCGGACGAAGTACTTGGAGAAGTCACCGAAGAGCATGACCTTCTTCGCCGCGGCGAGGGCGTCCATGTCGTCGTTGATCGAGTAGCGGTAGCCGAGCAGCGTGCCCGGCGCGCCGGTGGTGACGTCGCCCATCTGCCAGAGGTAGTTGCCCTGGCCGTCCTTCAGCTTGCGGATCGCCGCCAGCGTGGTGTCGGCGAACATGAAGCGTGCCTTGGGCGAGCGGCGATAGGCCGAGTTCACCGAGTGCAGGAGATCGATGATCTCGTCGCCGGTGATCGCCGCGGTGGCCGCCGCCGTCTTGCCGAGGCTCGAGGCGGTGACGACGCCGTTCGGATCGCCGGTGCCGTCCCCGATCGTCAGTTCCTTGTTGGCGACGCGCGCCAGGCGCTCGCCCAGAAGGTCGCCGAGCAGCTGCTCGACGTTGAAGATCGAGTCCTGCGCCAGCTCCATGGAGAAGCGGACGAACTCGGTATCGAAGACGTAGGCGTCGAGCGACTTCTGCCCGAAGGTGACGTCCTTGCCGCCATCGTCGGTGAGGGCCGCGGCCTCGGTCTTCTTCTCGGCCGTGACGGCGGTATCGTCGACGGTCGGGATCTTGATCGGGTTGCCCGACGACGTGTTGAGGACGGTGCAGATGTCCTCGTCGTACATCGGGCCCCAGGCCTTCATGGTGCGGACGATGATGTCGGCGAGTTCCGTGGGAACGGTGAAACCACCAGCCGTGGTGGTGCCGACGGTCTGGGCGCGGAACTCGGGCTGGGCGATCGCTCCGACGCGGAGGATGTTGCGATGCTCGGCCGGCAGGTCGGAGACGTTGCCGCCGCTGGCCAGCATCGCGTAGAAGGCCGTACGGTAGTCGGGCTTGTCGCCTTCGTCGACGCCGGCGGCCTCGACAGAACCGCCGCTCGGACGGCGCGGGTCGGGAGCGTTGGCGCGCCTCTCCGCCGCCTCCAGCTTCTCCTGCCGCTCGATGCGCTCGCCGATGCGGTCGTGGTCGGCCATCATGGCGTCGAACTCGCGTTCGATCTCCGCGGCGCGCTCGGCCGGCGTGTCATCCTTGATCTCGTCGAACTTGGCGCGGGCATTGGTCGCAATGCGCGCCTGCTTCTCACGAAGCTCCTTCACGGTGCTCATGGCACAGCTCCTGTCGGTTGTTTCGGATGGGAGAGGCGCGCGCCCCTTGCCCCTCTCAGGCCCCGCGCATGACGCGCTGGCTGAGGTTCTTCTTCATGCGGATGCGCCTGGCAGCCGCAGAATGGTTCTGCCGGCGGCGCTCGTCGCGCGCCGCCTCCAGAGAGCGAAGGCCGATCTCCGTGCCTTCGTATGCCGGGACATTGACGATCGAGACGTCATAGAGCCGCGCTTCGAGGACGCGCCGGTGGGGCGGCTCGACGGACTCGTCCCACTCCTGCCGGATGGCGGAGAAGGCGATGGACATCTTGTCGAGGTCGCCGCGCTTCATCTTGCCGACGATGGAACGGACGTCCGGATCCTCGGGATCGAGGTCGGCCTCCATGTAGAGGCCGCGGGCGTCTTCGCGCAGGGTCAGCGTGCCCGCCCTCGTCCGCCCCAGCGGCAGGCTGTCGTGGTTGATCAGGAAGACGACGTCGTCGCGCGTCACGGCCGCAGCGAAGGCTCCCGGCGCGAATGACTCGGTGAAGTAGCCGGCGATGTCGGCGCGCTCGTCGAAGATGGCGGCATAGCCGGAGACCCGGATGCCATTTCCCTCCGCGCGGATCTCCGCCGGCAGGCTGAAGCGGACCTCACGCTGCATCGCTGTCGTCTCCCTTGTCGGTATCAGTCAGGGCCAGCCCCGGCCGTGCGGCGGGCGCAGTGCCGAGCGGCACCATGGCGCCCTGCATGTAGAGGCGGTCGCCGTGCTCGGCGGCCTGCCGGTTCTCCAGCGCCCGTGCCTCGTTCGGCATGAGGATGCTCGCCTGGACGGCCTTGGAGAGGCCCTCCATCCGGCTTTTGAAGTCGCCACGCAGGAGGCCGTCGACAGCCAGCTCGACAAAGAGCCGGTTCGACATCCGGCCGAAGAGCTTCAGGTTCAGTTCCTGCTCGAACTGTGTCGCGAGGCTCCGCAGCCGGTGCTTCACGAAGTGCAGATCCTGCTGCTCGGTGTTCGAGAAGGTGCCGTGGGTGAGGTCCTGCAGGAAGGTCGGCGGGATCGTCAGGATCCGGGCGATCTGCTCGATGACGAAGCGGTGCGCCTCGATCAGCTGCGCCTTGTCCGCGTCGACGCCGATCGACTTGATGTCGACGCCGTCCGGCAGCGGCAGCGCCAGGCGCTGCTCGCGGGATGCCCGCTTGACCGCATCCTGCAGGTCGGCACTGGCACGGGCCACAGCGCCCGGCGAGAGGAACTTGCCGACCAGAGCAAAGGGCGGGACGCCGCCGTTCTGGAAGAACTTCGACGAGTACTGAGTGAGCGCGATCGCAAGGCCGAGCACGTCGCGGTGCATGGCGACCGGCCCGCGGTGCCGGACCATGTCCGGCTTCAGCATGAAGGTGATGTCGATCACCTCGCTTGCCTGGTAGGTCTTCGGTGTGCCGCCGTCACGGAACAGGTAGACGCGGCGCCCCTCCTCCCGCTTGACCGTCAGGCCGGCGGGATCGAGCGGCCAGAGGTTCATGATGCGACCGGCCGAGCTGCGCTCGATGAACGTGACGGCGCGACCGCCGGTGAAGACGTTGTCGTAGATCCACTTGCGCCAGGCGAAGGAAGAGGTCTCGTCGTTGACGGCGTCGTGCAGCAGTGTCGCGAGCGGCGACTTCTGCCGTTCGTTGCCGGCCTCACCGCGGCGATAGAGGTGCAGCGGCAGGCTCGCCATGGTGCCCGAGAGGAAATTGACGCCACCACCATAGGCCGGAACGCCAAGAGCATTTTCGATCGACACGGAGATGCCGGCGCTGGAGGCGAGCGCGCCGAGCCCGAAATATTCGAGGAAATTGGCGGCCGAGACCGGCACGGCTGTGCTCTCGATGCTGGCGCGTGTTTCGGTTGCCTTGGCCATCAGACAGCCATCCTGAACTCGGGGTCTTCCCAGGGCGCGACCGCGACCGCTTCGGGGTTCGTCGCCATGAGGCTGACGGCGTTGAAGAGCGACATCAGCGGATCGATCTTGGCGTTGCCGGATGCCGCCTTGGTGATCGACACGGCGTTGCCCTTGGGCTCGACCTTGGCGTTGCGGATGGACCAGGCCATGAGCCGGGAGCCGGTGTGGACGAGCGTGCGGCCGGCAAGCCGGCGTTCGGTCGTCTTGATCGCGCCGGACATTTTCCAGCCCTGCCCGATGCCGACGATGCGGTCCTCATGAATGCCGCGGGCGCGGATCTCCGCGACCGTGGCGCCGATGCCGTAGACGTCCACGCCGATGGCGTGCTTGTGGGCCAGGAGGCCGGCGGCCTCGGCTTCCATGATGATGTCGGCGGCCTGGGCAACGTCGTCTCCCGGACGGGAAACGATCGTCAGGTCTCCGTCGGCCTCGAAGTCGCGCAGCTGGGCGACGATGTCCTTGCGGCGTTCGAGCACGATCTCGTGGGCCCAGGCATGGGACCAGGCGAGCCACTCGCCGGAGACCGTGTCGCGGCCGAGCAGGGTGAGGCCGTAGAGATCGTCGAGACCGCCGCCATCGATGCCGGCGACGATGACGTCGGACCGGTCGATGAGGCTGCGAAGCGTCAGGGCCTTGTCGCCGTTCCGCTCCCAGTATCGCCCGCCGACCCAGGCATCGGCGCGCAGCGCGAGGCCGATCTCGATGTTGAGGTGCTGGGACGCCCAGCCGCGCAGCGCCTCCGGCCCCTCGGCCTTGGCAGCGCGATAGTCCGGCATGAGCCGGTCGACGGTGATCGACCGGCCGGCGTTCGGCGTGACCATGCGCCAGTGCTCGGGGTTCTCCCAGGGAAAGAGCCCGTCCGGCTGGACCTCGCAGACGCCGAGCGCCTCCGGGAACTCGTAGAGCACCGGCAGGATGGCTTCCTCCAGCCGGCCGTCCCGCACCGCCCGGGCCTTGTTGAGCTCGGCGGCAAAGACGCCGGCCGGCGGGCGCTCGGACTGGGTGGTGATCGTCATCATGAAGCCTTCCGGCTGCGAGATGAGACCGCCGCGCAGCTGGCGGATGACGCGGTCGGCCTCGGGGGCCGAGGCGACGACATGCAGCTCGTCGATCAGGATGCCCGAGGGCTTCGTGCCGGTGACGATCTTCGGGTCGAAGCTCTTCACCTCCAGTGTGGCGCCGGTGCGCTTGTGGGTGATGCGCTTCAGGTGCGTCTGGATGTGAAACACCTTGTTCGACAGGTAGCTGTCGAGGGCGATAGCACCCGCCGCCTGATCGAAGGCGAGATCGGCAATTTTCTGGGTCGGAGCGATCAGCAGGAACGAGGCGTTCGGCCGCTGATTGACCAGGAGCGCGACCACCATCAGCAGGGCGCCGTTGGTGGTCTTCGAATTCTTCTTCGGAACGAGGAGGAAGACCTCGCGGATGAGACGCTGGCCCGACGCCGGATCGAGAGAACCGAACAGCGCCCGCACGATGGCGCGGAACCACTCGCCGGCCGCCCGCTGCATGGTCGGGCTTCCCTTCACATCGGGAAGCCGCAGCATGTTGAACGCGTTGACGGCCTGCTCGGCGGATTCTGCGAACAGCGGAAGATCGGGAACGAGGGGCCTGCCGGCACGCAGCCGCTCCTCCCAGTCCGGACAGGCGAGGGTCCAGGCGGTCATCAGTTGGGCTGACCGCCGGCCTTGTGGAGAACGCCCTCCCAGGCCGAGGCGTGAGCGGCGACCGGATCGTCGCTGGCCGGCGCATCCTCACCCGTGCCGAGGGGGAGCTGGTCCTGCGGCGCGATCGGCTTCTGGCCGAGCAGCGCCTGGGTGATGGCGAAGCGATAGCGAGGATTGAGGCCGAGTGAGTCCTCGAGGGCCTTCATCGCGGTCTCGCAGCGCTCGCGCAGGCGAACCTCGGGCCGAAGCCGTACCATGTCCTCGACGTGCTTGGAGGAGGTCTTGTAGGTCGCGCCTTCCTTGCGGATGACGCGGGTGTGGGAGATCCACTCCGCCATGTACTGGCAGTACCGGCCGAGGGCGTTGTGGTCGGTCGACTCGAGGAAGCGGATCGATACCAGATCCTGATGCAGGCGCTCCCAGATCCGGCGAGCCGCCGCGTCCTCGAGCCAGGCCGGCGCGGTGCGCGCTTTCTTTGCCATGGCTATTACCTGTTAAGTCGCTGGAATAAAAAAGTTTTCGCGCGAACGAGACCCAAAAAATCCCTGAATGGGGGAAGAAGCGGTCAATCGCGATCGCGATCTAGAGATCCGACCCACCCCCCGGGTGGCGGGCCATTCGAGAGGCCCGCGATCGGGCGCCCTTCAGGGTGTTGTGCTGGACGCAAAGACACTGGCCATTGGCGATGTCGAACCGCGCGCCCCCGTCCTTCACCTCAATGATGTGGTCAGCGACCACGCGGTGCATCGGAGCAGCCTTGTCGCAGCCGGGCCACTGGCATCGCCCACCATCCCGCTCGATGACTGCTGCCGACCATTGGCGATGCAGAGCGTTCTGATAGACCGCATCTGCCTGCTTTGCGGGCTGGGCCGCCACCCGCGTGTCCAGCATCGCCACGGATGGCTTCAACGTCCTAACCATGCATGCGATGCCGATGACTTGGGGGACAGAAGGGGGGCGCCCCGCCCCGCCCTGTCTCGCTCCCCCGAACGATCCCGGGCGCGGCGTCACCGTGCCGTTCGGGCGAGGCCGGGCGCTGCCCTATGCCTCGGAAACGACGAAGCCCGGCGCGCTGGCCGGGCTTGTCGTATCCATCTCATGCTCCCGCACGGTCGGGTGAATCGCTCACCTGCCGCTCGTCCACCACCCTCGCCATAGTCATCGCTTGGCGATTTGGGCTAGCTCCAGCCGGGCGCTCGTCTCCCGGCCGAAGATGCGCAGAAGCAAGACACAACGGCCGCGGCTGTCAAGTTTGGCGATCTTGGCCAGGAAGCCGGCGAAGGGGCCGTCCACCACGCGAACCTCCTCACCCTTCTGGAATCGCGGGCCTTTCGGCTTCTGCACGACGATCGTCCCGGCGGCTTTCATCGCCTCGACCAAGCCGGCAGGCAGCGGCGCGGGAATACCGAATCGCCCCGAATCGGCCAGCGTCAGGATCCGCGAGACGCCGAAGCAGCGGGCGATGTCGGGCCACCGAGGATCGTCCAGCGAGAAGGTCGCGAAGACGTAGCTGCGGAACGCCGGCCGCTCCACCTTGCGGATCACCCGCCCGTGTTTCGCCTGCACCAGCACCTTCGGCACATAGGTTTCGATGCCGAGCCGGCCGATCGTCCGGCAGGCGAGATCCTCCGAACCCGGCATGGTCGCGACCACATACCAGTTCCAGTCGCAGCCCTTCACCCACCGCGCCGGCGCCCAACTCTCGTCCATCCCGCCCTCGCTCATAGCCCGCTGACCCGCGCAAACTCGTCATGGCTCTCGGCCAGCACATCGCGCCCGCTCCCCGCCGCAGCCGCCATCCGCGGCGGCCATAGCGAGGGCATGTGGCGGCCGACGCCGGCCTCGTGTTTCGACGGAAAGCCGACCATCCGCCGGCCCTCGCGGGCCTCGTGCCGGGCCCAGGCCTCCCATTCGGCAGAGCCCTCCCGCACCCAGAACACCGCCATGGCGCTGCCGTCCCGGCGGCCAGCCCGCACATGGTCCAGCGCCTGCCAGGCCTTGTCGCGCAGATAGGCCTTGGCCGTGCCGAAGCGCTTGCCCTCCCGCCGCATCTGCGCCCGCCAGTCGGCGAGCCGCGCCACGGCCTGCCGCCGGTCCTCGGCCGAAAGTTTCGCCCATGTCCGCCGCACGACCTCCGGCAGGTCGCCCGCCGTCTTCGGCTCCCAGCCGGCGAGGAAGGCATCCGCTCCGGCCGTGTCGGGGCTCCAGCCGTCCGGCTGCCAGCTCGCTGGCCCCTTGCCCGAAGGCACCACCGCTAGGGGCTGTCCCGCTGATGGCACCGCCTCCCGCGTCGCACGCGAGGGGGGCAAGGGGGATAGAGGTTCACTTCCAGGTTCATCTATAGAGGTGGGGGTGGATTCACCCCCACCCTGGGGGTCCGCCACACCCCTACCCCCTACTTTCGTAGGGTGGGGGTGATTTGGACCCCACCCCCCCACATCTTGTGTCTCGGCCTCGGCGTCCTCCGCCTCGTCCGGGGCGCCCGGCAGGGGCGGCGTCCAGCCCAGTTCCTCAGCCCTTGCGCGGGCCGCGTCGTCGTGCAGCACGATGAGCAGGGAGGTGTCGTGGCTGCCGTCCGGCTTCAGCCGGCGCACCCTGGCGATGAGGCCGAGCTGCTCCAGCTGGCGCAGCGCCCCCTTCACCCAGTCCAGCGAATTGCCATGGTCTTCCGCAAGTTTTCGCGGGCGGATGAAAGTATAGCCTGTGTCCTCGTTCTGCCGGTCGGCGACGCAGACCAGCAGCCAGCGCAGCGGCGCGGGAAGCTCCCGGCCCATGCGCCGCCCGGTCTCCATCGCCCAGCCGACCGCCTTGAAGCTCATGCCCCGGCGCCTTCCCGCTGGTCATCCTGCGAGCGGCCGTTCGTCGCCTCGAAATGCGCCATCATGATCGCCCGGCGCTCCGCCGGCGTCAGGGCCAGCATGGCCTCGACATCTGCGAGCCCTGCCGCCTTCAGGGCCGCCATGGCCCGCCGCTTGCCGTGCAGAACCGTCGTGTGGTCGCGGTTGCCCATCAGCCGGCCGATCAGCGGCAGCGAAAGGCCGTAATGCACCGCGCCGAGCCAGTAGAGCTCGTCGCGCGCCACCACCATGGCCCGGGCCCGGAAAGGCCCGCAGAGCTGCGCAACGCTGATGCCGACCTCCCGCGCCGTCTGGCGCAGCTGCAGGGTGAAGCGGGGGGCTGCCAACTCGGCAGGCTTGGCCCCGGCGTGCACCTCGGCCGCCACGGCCCGCTCCTCGAGCGTGTCGAGTTCTCCCCGCAGCGCGTCCAGCTGTCGGCGGATCGCCAGCGCCCGGGCGCGCATCTCAGCCGCCGCGTCACGCCGAAAGGGACTTCCACCAAGTCGCGTCATCATCGCCTCCACGCATAGACACGGGTTGCAGAAGCGCCGAGGCGGCCGGGCATCAGCCCCTCCGCCATCAGCACGCGCTCCACGGCACCCACATCGGCCGTCCCGTCGGGCCGCATCCAGTCGGGCGGCCCGCCGCCCTCCCGCCGCCCCGCCATGTGCAGGGCGCGCAGGCCAGCCTTCGCCGCCGCCGTGTCGAGGAAGCCCGCCACCCGCACCCAGCCGGGCGAGCCGATCGCCGGCCCCATCCATTTCCGCAGCACCGGCACGAGGCCCGGCGCCCCGGCCTCGGGCGTCGGCACGATCGCCCAGGAGGCGTAGATCTGCCCGCCGGTGACCCTTTGCCGGTCGACGGTCAGGAGCCCGGCCGTGAAGTGTTCCGGCGGTCGGAACGGGTGAATGGTGAAGCGCCGGCCATAGGCATGCTCGGCGGCAGCTTGAGCCATCTCCGCCGAGGCCGGCACGAAGCCATCGGGGTCGGCGAGGCAGGCGGCCAGCCAGCGCGCGGCGTCGAAGTGACCGTGTTCAAAAGTGGCTTTCATGGGCTCGGCCCGCCCGCGCAAGCCGAGGGCGGGCCTTCGCCGCAGCCGCCCGCTGACGCCTGATCAGGGGCAACGACGCGGAACGCGATCGCCACCACCCAGGGGTTGGCCTCCCAAGAGCCAGGGCCGTTGATGTGGTCCCAGAGATCGCGGAACTCTTCCTGCGGCGACGGATCCCACTCATCAGGAAATTCAGGATTAGGGCCGAGGCGGCCCCGGCATCCTTCGGCGACAGCTTCCGCTTCGCTGATGCTCTGCAACCGCTCGACCTTGACGCTGGTGACGTCGAGGCTGATGCGCGAAAACTCGCGCGGCATGTGGATCGACGGCCAGTATTTCGCGCCAGCGACCGGTCCGTCAGCGTGATAGCGGACGCCGGCCGAGCCAACGAAGCGGGCATCGGCGATCGTCCAGACGCCGTCTCCGGTGTGCGTCCAAGCCTCACGCACCCATAGCCGGTCGCCGACCTTGTGGCGCGGCTCATAGGTCTCGGTGCGAACCGCCCCGCCCCCGACCGCCGCTGCTGAGAACCGGGCATATGCTGCCTGATTTGATGCCGGCGCAGGCACGAAATCGCAAAACACGTCGCCCTCGAAGTAGCCGTCGTCGAACGGTTGTGGCTTCAGCACACGCCGCGTCTGCGTCTTCCGCCCGTCGAGGATGGCCCGCACCATGGGGCCGGAAAACAGGATCGGTCGCTCCCTCATCCCTCGCCCTCCGCCTCGAAGCCCCACGCGTCCCAGCCTGGCCGCGCCTGCCTCGCGTTCAGCTCGATCTTCGGCAGGGTCGGGAAGTAGTCCTCGATCAGCCGGTGGAAGTTCTCCGGCTTCTCCGAATGCCGCCCCAGCGGCGCGGTGATCAGGCTGTCCCACTGGGTGCCGGGCGCCGGGCATGGCGGCGAGCCGCGCGTGCCGAGCAGCAGCAGCTCGTGCCGGTTCCGGTTCCAGCGGCCGAGGCCGGCCCGGTCCTTCGCCCAGCAGAACTGCGAGCGATAGGTGAAGCCCCAGCGCGCCATCACCTGCAGCGCCTCGGGCAGCATGGGCACGGTCGCCCACAGGAACAGCACGCTGTCCTCGGCCGCGATGCTGGCGACGTCCCGCCGGCAGATCGTCTCGAGGTCGCTGGTCGGGTAGTGGTTCTCCGGCGACCGATCCATGCCGGTCTCGTCGCTCCAGTTTTCGAAGCGCCATTCCGGGTCGGCATAGATCACGCCATAGCGCCGCTCCGGCAGGGCCCGCTGCTTCGCGCCGAGGCGGGCTTCCTTCTCCGTCCTCAGGGCCTTCTTGCGGGCGGTGTTCTCGTCGCGGAAGCGCTTGGCCGCGGCGAGGATCTCCGCCTTGCCCCGCGCCACGATGATGGCCTGCTCGGAGAGCGGCAGCGACGCCAGCGCGGCAGCGGCCGAGACGGAGACGTCGCCGGCCTCGACCGCCGAGGCGAGCCCCTCCACCCCGTCCTCACGCACCACGCGTGCCCGCTCGATCGACGCCACGCCGACGTTGAGAAGCTCGGCCGCCCGCCCGGCAGAAATTCCCTCAATTGAGGGATTATTGCCCGGCCGGCCCCGCGTCATCGTTGCCAGCTTCGCCGCCACCATGGCCCTCTGGCTCTCGCTCAGGTGCCGCCTGTGAAGGTTGCGAGAGAGCACGAAGTCCAGCGGGTCGCGCCCGGCGAAGATCTGTGGCGCTGAAGGCCCGGTGAAGGAGACGAAGTGCGGCTCCACCTCGGCCATCAGGCAGGCGCGGTAGCGGTTGCGCCCATCGAGAATGGCGCCGTCGAGCAGCACGATCTCCTCATGCAGCCCGTGCCGGCGAATGTCCTCCACCAGCGCGTCGAAGGCCTCGCCCTCGATCGCCGGGAACAGCTCCGCCAGCGGGTGGATCGGCAGCATGGCGACAGTCACCAGTCGCCCCCGTCGTTGCGGATGTCGATAGTGGTGAGACATGCGGCGGGGTCTGCGGCGCCACCAGAGACACGCAGTCGGTCGCCGTCAGGCCCACACTGCATGACGCAAAGCGACCCACCGGCCGAGAAAAGCCAAAGCGTCTTCGGCCACCGCTTGGCGAGACGTTTCAGCGCCGCTATGGCCCTCCGCTCTTCCGGCGTCGGCTCCGCTACAGAAAGTTGCCGACCCGTCATCGCCGCACCGCCAGCGCCTCGCGAACTGCCTTCACCGGCAGCCCAACCATGTCGGCGATCTCGTCCATCGAATTGTCGATGGACTTCAGCGTCCGCATGTATTTCAGGGTCGCGGCGCTGATCAGCGGCTCCGAAGGTGCCGCAGCGGGCGCGGCAGGCGACGGGGACGGCGCGGGCGGGTCCACCACCCGTTCGCCACCATGAGCCGAATGCGGCGGATGATCACCGAGTTCCTCGGCGACAGGAAAGCCTTCTTCGGATGCATCCGGGACCTCTCGCGAGCCCGGATCACCCGCCGTTGCACGATCCACCGGCAGGGGAGTGGGAGTGCCCTCGACATGTGTTTCCTCCTGCTTCAGCTCGTCGACAGAGCGCGGGTCCTCAGCCATGCCCCCCCCCATGGCCTCGGCGGCCACCCGGGAGGCGATGGCGATGACGGCCATCGGCAGGCTGTGATGCGCCGGGTTGTCGGGATCTCGCGGGCCGCCTTCGTCCAGGCTCGCGTGCCGGATGCCCGTCACCCTCAGCCCCTCCGGCAGCGGGCTGCCCAGTGGGCCCGGCTCGTCCATCGCCGCCACGGCCGCATCCAGGTCCCGGTCGCCGGTCGGCTTGCAGCGCGCCGAATAGGCCGCCTCGAACAGCAGCTGCGCCTGCACGTTCGGCGTCCGCGAGGCGGCCCGGGCCATGTCGACGAGCCCGGCATAGACCCGCTCGTTGACGGTGATGGTGATGCCCCGCGTCTCGGGGCCGGCATTGAAGCGCGGCGGCGCCGTCATGGCATGAACCTCCAGAGGGGTTGAGACGCCCCGCTGCCCTCAGGCGGCGAGCAACGCGAAGACCAGCGCGGCAAGCGCGCCGACGACGAAGACGGTGATGACGAAGCCGGGGCTCAGAACCCCGTCGGGCGGGTCGCGCGGCTCGCGGTACTGGGGGCCGGTCATGCGCCGCCCTCCCCTTCCGCTTGCCGCACCCAGCCGGGCGCGGGATCCAGCACCGCCGCGAGAAAGGCCGGCCCGAACACCGCGACGAGGCGCAGCATGTGCCCGCCGGACAGCTCCGAAGGCCCGTTCCAGGCCATGGCGTTGCGGATCGTGCCCTCCGGAATCCCGGTCAGCGCCGCCACCCGCAGGTGCGGCTTCTGCCCCTTGAACTCGGCGCGCAGGAAGTTGCGCACGGCGCCCGGCTTCACCCGGCCCGTAAATCGCGCGGCATCGAATCGGGAGCCGGGCGCCGCGCCCTCCGTCGCCGGCAACGCGGATCCGGCAGCGACGGCCGGGGCAGTCTCAGGTCCATCGCCACCCACCGGAGCCTTCACCATGATCGCGTCTCGCCGTCGCCCCGCCTCCATCGCCGCCAGCGTCCCGGCGAAGCTCGCCACGCCCTGGAGGGCCATGGCCGCCGCATTGCTCGCGACCACGCCGAGGCCCTGCCGCGGGCCGTCGCTTAAGCGGAAGCTGTTGAAATACTCGCGCTTGCCGGGTTTCGGCTTGTCAGCCTTCGAGCGCTTCTGGATGTCGCGTTTCCCGCTCACGCCGCCCTCCCTGAAAAAACGGCCGGCGCGTCATCGGTCGCGCCGGCCGAAGGGCCCGCCGCAGGCTGCATGTCGGTCTCGGGGGCGGCGGGAAGGGGTTCGGCATCCAGCAGGTCCAGAAGCCGCGAGATCGGGCCGGACTCAGGCTGGCCGGCCTCGAGCCGCGTCACCGTCGGCTGCGAAACGCCGAGGTAGTCGGCCATCCGGTGTTGCGGCCAGTTCCGGGCCTGCCGCAGGCGCTGGGTCCGTGTCATGGGAGGATTGATACATGATGTATTATTCTGGCGTCAATACACCATGCATCATCCACAGACATACACTGCGTATTATGTCGACGATGCACGAACGCCTCGAGAAGGCACGCAAGCTGAAATACCGGGCGAGGACGGATGCCGCCCGGGCGATCGGCGTGCCGGTGTCCACCTATGTTTCGAATGAAAACGGCACACGCGCCTTCGGGCGTGAGCGCGCCGTCCAGTATGCCCGCCACCTGGGCGTCTCCGTCGATTGGCTGCTGTCCGGGCGGGGCGAAATGCAGCCGGCGAACACCGGCGTCTCGCTCGATGTTCCCCTCGTCTCCTGGGTGAGCGCCGGCCCCCTCGTCCTCGCCGACGCGGTCGAGGAATATGCCGACGCCACACGGGTCGTCGGCCCGGATCTCGACGCGGGTGGCGACTGGATCGCCCTTGAGGTCGATGGCGATTCCATGAACAAGATCTCGCCGCCAGGCTCCATCATCTTCGTCAACCGCAAGGATCGACGTCTCGTCCCCAACGCCTGCTACGTCATCGCCGACGAGAATGGCGCGGCCACGTACAAGAGATGGCGGCCTGACAGTGGATGGGGGCCGGTTTCGACCAATGATGGTCACAGCCCACTGCGCCTAAGACAGGGCGCCGAGCCAATCATCATCGGCCGCGTCCGCCTTTCCCTGCTTCGCATGTGACAGCACTTGGCAGCAGCCACAGGCCCTACGGACCTTCTCGCCGAATCGGCTTTGACTCACCCTCATGGTTGCGGAAAGATCGAACCGCAACGCGCAGGAAGGCCTGCCAATGACGGAAAGCCGCAGCATCTCACTTCGCCTGATTCCGACCGGCGCCGCCCTCACAGGCGGCAAGACGGCACAGGTGCTGTCGATCACCTTCGCCGCCATCTCTCTCCTTTGCGTTGCCATGACGGAGGCCTACTGGAATCAGGTTCCGGGCAACGTCGGCATAGGGACCTCCGGCTACGTTCTGGTGCTTTACACTCGGGCACTGACCTTTGCCGTCCTTTCAGCGGCCTGCGCTGCCCTGGCCATCTATCAGAAGAACCGCGACACTCTCATCGCGACATGGTCCGCGGCCGACACGCCCCCTCCGGACGATCAGCCAGTAGACCCAAGCGCCACGAGTTCAAGCCGCGCTCGCCCAGGACCCTTCCAGCGCCGACATGGATGATTCGCGCTGATGCATGGCGCATCATTTCATCTGCTTTTATTTAATACACTACGTATTGACAATACACTGTGTATTAAAATAGCCTCCCGGTCACCGTTGACCACAGGAGGCCGTCATGTGCCTGCAAGCCTATCTCTCCCCCTCCGACCACAGGCTGCCCGAGGGCTGGCCGAACCCCCGCGCCTTCATGGCCGACCCGGCCGCCGTCGCCGCCCGCATGGACGAGGACGGCCGCCGCATCGCCGCCGAAAAGGGCGACTGCACCGAGGGCGACCTCACCCGCCTCGGCTGGCGGCTGGAACAGGTGAAGGCACACCAGCTGCGCACTCTAGTCGCATGGGATCGGCTGGACGCCGAGGTGGGGGCCTTGCTGCAGCAGCTCGCCGAAATCCGCGAAGACCACGCGCCGGTCGAAGCCAGTGACATCGACCTCGTCGATTGCGCTCCCGCCTGCCTTGCCCCCGACGTCCGCGAGCCGGACCTTACCGACATGGACATCGCCTTCGGCGTCGAGAGGGCGGCGTGATGGCGGTGATCGACGAGATCGCGGCCGAGCGCGACCGACAGTTCGCCAAGGGCTGGACGCCTGACCACGATGACCAGCACACCGCCGGCGAGATCATCGACGCACCGGATTGGGGCGCCGTCGCACGTCTGGATGTCGCGACGTCCATCGCGACGCCACACGAGCGGCGGAGGCTCCTGGTTCAGGCCGCTGCCCTGATCGTCGCCGAGATCGAGCGGCTGGATCGGGCCACCGCCGTGGCGGGGTCCACCCCATGACCGCCGCCCCCGTCGCCTGCCTGCAGGGTGAGCTGGAATCGGCCCTGCTCGCCGAGGTGCAGCCCTGGATCAACGCCTATGCCGCGGCCCGCCCCGGCGCCACGGCCACCGACCTGCTGAACGACCTCGCCCTCGTTCTCGTGGCCGTCCAGACCGCCGTGGCGAAGGCCCAGGCCAGCACCGGCAAGGCCGCGCCCGTCGCCGATGTCGTGGTGCTCATGGAGGTGGCCTGGCCGCCCCTCCTGCGCGCCACCCGCCTCACCATGGAACAGCTGAACCGGAGCGCCGCCGGATGACGACCCGCGAACCCCTGCCTCAGCGCCGGCCGGCCTCCACCATCAGCCTCTTCATCGGCAACGACACCTATGCCGTCACCGCCGGCTTCTATCCGGACGGCCGTGTCGGAGAGGTCTTCGTCACCGCGCCGAAGGTCGGCACCGATCTGGAGGCAATCCTCCGCGACGGAGCCATCCTTCTCTCCTTCGCCCTGCAGCACGGCGCGAGCCTCGACGAGCTCGTCCACGCCATGACCCGCAACGGCGCCGGCGACGTCGCCAGCATCCTCGGCCGGCTTGCCGAGGCGGTGAAGGAGAACCTCGCCGAAGAGTTCCTGCGCCTCGCCCGCGCCCTCTGAGCCCTGTCCCTTTCTCAACCCGGAGCCCTCGCCATGGCCCAGCCGTCCTTCACCCTGCCGCTCGACCGCCTGCACTTCGGCCATGAGGCGACGCCGCCGATCAATGCCCGCCGCACGGATCGCGACAGCGAGATCGAGGCCCTCGCCGCCTCCATCCTCGCCCATGGCCAGATCCAGCCGCTCTCCGTGGCGCAGATCGAGGGGCGCTGGTTCGTGGCCGATGGCAACCGCCGCCTGGCCGCCCTGCGTCACCTCGCCGAGGCCGGTAGCTTTCCCGCGGACGGCGACGTCGCCTGCACCGAGATCGACGGCGACGCCGAGGAGATCTCGCTCGCGGCCAACATCATGCGCGAACCCCTGCACGAGGCGGACAGGCTGGAGACCTTCCGCGACCTCGCCGACCGCGGCATGAGCGAGGCCGCCATCGGCGCCCGCTTCGGCATTCCCGCAGCCCGCGTCCGCAAGGTCCTCGCCCTCGGCCGCCTGTCGCCGGTCATCCTCGCCGCCTGGCGGGAAGGCCGGTTCGGCGATCAGGCCGTCGCCGTCGTCCGCGCCTTCACCCTCGCCCGCAATCACGCCCACCAGGAGGAGGTCTTCGCCCGGCTCGAGAAGCAGGGCCATCTCTACGCCCACGGCATTCGCCAGGCCCTCGGCGCCGGCGGCCAGCGCGCCGGGCAGCTGCTCGCCTTCATCGGCCGCGAGGCTTACCGCGACGCCGGCGGCGCCGTCACCGAGGATCTCTTCGGTGACAATCACGTGCTCTCCGATGTCGCCCTCGCCGAGCAGCTTGCCGGTGCGAAACTCCAGGAGGCCTGCGGGACCCTGCTCGCCGAGGGCTGGAAGTGGGCCCTGCCCGCCGCCGACCTCGCCGCCGGCTGGAACTACAGCTGGCAGCGGCTGCAGGCCGACAGCGCCCGCGCCAACCCCCACGAGAACAAGCGCCTGAAGGCCCTCCGCGCCGTGGCGGAGGACGAGACCGCCGGCGAGGTCGAGCGACTCGAGGCAGAAGTCGAGATCAAGGCGATCGAGGAGAAGGTCGCCGCCCGTGGCTGGTCCGCCGAGCAGAAGGCCGAGGCCGGCTGCGCCGTCGACATCGGGCCGAAGGGCGGCCTCTCCGTCATCCGTGGCCTGGTCAACCCGGCCGATGCGCGCAAGTCCGAGAAGGCGAAGGCCGCCGCCGACACGGGCGGTGAGGCGGCGCCGAAGGAGGCGGCCATCTCTGCCGCCCTCGTCCATCGGCTCTCCGTCCAGGCGACGCTGGCCGTGCGCGAGACGCTGGCGGAGGCGCCGGCACTCGGCCTGGTCACCCTTCTCGCCGGCTTCCTCACCGTCGATTTCTTCAACCAGCCGATCCGCGTGAAGCACGAGGGCTACGGCCGCACCCCGATCCGCGACGGCGACAGCTTCAAGGATGTGTTCCACCGGCTGGACGCCATGACAGGCGACGATCTGCTGCATGTCGCCGCCGGCATCGCAGCCGGGGCGCTGGATCTCACCACCCACAATCCGCTGGCCAAGCCGATGCGCGGCGCCAACGGGGTCCTCGCCGCGGCACTCGACCCGGACAGGCTTCACGCCGCCCTCGCCGGCCGGTTCGATGCCCAGGACTACTTCTCCTCCGTGCCGAAGGCCCTCGCCATCAAGGCGATCGCCGAGGCGATGAACGAGGACGAGGCGCGCAAGGCCGGCAAGCTCGGCAAGGCGGACCTCGTGGCCTTCGCGGTCGAGAACGTGCCCCACACCGGATGGCTGCCGCAGGAGCTCCGGGCGGCGACCTACACCGGCCCGGGCGCGGCGCCGCTGGCGGCCGAGCCCCCGGCACCGGCCCGCGACGATGACGACGACGGAGACGGCTTCGAGGAGGATCTCCCGGACTGCCACGATCCGGAAGGCCGCGACGACGTCATGGAGTTCGACGACGAGCGAGACGCCGCGTGATGCCCGGCCGGCCGCCTCCCGGCCACGGCTTGCAGCCCAAGGGCCGGCTCTGGTTCGCGGCCGGCCTCGCCGCCTTCCTTGTCTACTGGGGCGCGGCCTTCGCCGCGCTCTTCCTCGGCTGGATCTGAAGCCATGAGCCGCGAGCTGCGCCCAGACCCGCTGTCCTACCCCCCGCGCGGCATGAGCCGCGACGAGGCGGCGCGCTATGTCGGCGTCAGCGCCACCAAGTTCGACGACCTGGTGGCCGCCGGCCGCATGCCCCAGCCAAAGCGCATCGACGGCCGCGTGGTCTGGGACCGGTTGCGCCTGGATGCTGCCTTTTCCGAGCTGGACGAGCGCGTCAACGTGATCGACGCCTTGAAGGGCCGCGGCCGGGCTGCTTGAGTGGAGGCCGAGGAACACGCCCCATGGCCGCCCCCCGCCCCTATCTCTCGTCCTTCACCGATCGCCATGGCGTCCTGCGCTGGCGCTTCCGCCGCGCCGGCAAGTCTGTCTATCTCGCCGGGCAGCCGGGCGAGCCGGCTTTCGAGGCCGAGTATGAGGGTCTGCTCGCCGGTGTCGCGCCCAAGCGCGCCGAGGTTCGCCCCCTGCCCGGCGCCACCGTGCCGCGCTCGTTCCGCGCCGCATGGCGAATCGCCCAGAAGGATCCGGCCTGGAAGCGCAACACGCCGGCGACGCGGGCGCGCCATGACGCCATCGTCGAGGCCTTCCTCACCTCCCCCGTCGCCGCCGGCAGCGACATGGTCTGGGCCGACGTACCGGTCGCGGATCTCCGCCGGCGCCATGTGAAGGAGATCCTGTCGGAGCGCGTCGACACGCCCCATGCCGCCCGCCACTTGCTCACCCGGATCCGGCAGATGATCGTCGCCGCCATGGACGAGGAGTGGATCGAGCACGACCCGACGCACAAGATCTCCTGGCGGCCGGACTACAAGGGCTGGCGCGCCTGGACCGACGAGGAGCGCGCCGCTTTCGAGGCCAAGTGGCCGATCGGAACCACGGCGCGGCTCGTCTATGCGCTGGCCATCTGGCAGGGCCATCGCCGCAGCGACATCGCGGCCCTGAAGCCCGAGGACATCGCCGGCGATCTCGTCCGCCTGAAACAGAAGAAGACCGGCAAGGTCATCGCCCTGCCGGTCCTCTCGATGCTGAAGGAAATCTTCGACGCCACCGACATGAAGGGGCCGACGGTGCTGCTGACCGCCTATGGCAAGCCCTTCTCGGCGAAGTCGCTCACCGGCCACATGGCGCTCTGGACGCGCAAGGCCGGCCTGCCCCCGGGCTGCACCATCCACGGCCTCCGGAAGACCCTCGGCAAGCTCATGGCCGAGGGTGGCGCCTCCACCCGCGAGCTGATGGACGTCCTCGGCCACGACGACATCACCCACGCCGAGCTCTATTCCCGCGAAGCGGAACAGGTCCGCATGGCCCGCCAGGGGCTGGATGCGGTGCTGCGAGTCGTGAAGGGCGGGAAGAAAGCTTAGCGGATCAATGTTCCGGAAGGTCGATCGCCTTGCCGTAATCGGTAGGTGTCTGGTACTCGCCCAACTCTGACGTGAACTTTGCCGCGTCGCGAATACGCGCTTCATCAACTGCGATTTGTGCGACCAGGTTCAGCACACTTCGGATTCCGAATACCACCGCTATGACACGTAGCAGGAGGAAGGTGAGCCCGAAGGCGACAGCCGCTCCATAGACCTTAGAGAGATCGAACTGCCGTTCGCCGAGCCCAAATACAGGGACGGACCATTCTGCCGCCTTGCCCACGATAACGACCGCACACAATGCCAGCCCATAGATGAAAACACCGCCGAACACAGCGACCTGCTGGGCCAAAGCCGCGTGAAGCGACACGAGGCGCTGGACAGAGAACGCACCCGACCTCAACGCAGTCGCGGACAGGACCATGGCGGGAAGGAGGGCCGCTAACACGAACCCCAGGATCGTCACGATCTCCGACGCGGAAGAGGCAAAGAAAGTAGGCTTCGCAAACCACGCGAACGCAGCCGCGCTCGCCACCGCAAGCCATGTTTCCCAACCGCGAATCTTCATTCCATGTGCCCTGCTTCCCGATATCGAGCGGCTGCACGTTCCAAGGCCGCCCACGCATCCCGGCGATCTAAAATGTTCCCCTTGCGTTCTATATGCTCCTGAATGCTCAGCCGCTCAAGGACGCCCCTATTTTTTCGCGCGCCATCGCCGTTGATGATTAGGTCGTCGTCGTCAACGTTCCGCAGCAATGCGAGGGCATCCGTTCCGTCCAAATCCATCCGCTTTCGTCCGGCTTTGAGGGTCACTTCCAGCTTGATCTGAACGGAAGCCTGCTTGTCGGCGATGATCCGCTCCAACACAGCAGTGTCGAAATGAGCCGCCTTCAGGATCCCCAGCACATCGGTGGTCTCACCCTCCTCTTGGCTGAATGCCTGAGTCGCGTGAAAAAGCCCGGCATTGGTGGGAGGAGGCTTCAGACTTATGAGGTTCACCGACTTGAGCTCCGCCCCATCGCCTGCAAGAAACACCTGAGGAACAAGTTGGATCCGACTGTCTTTGACAGACACCCGCGCTTGCGTGAAGATTACCCAACGCAGATAGCGCTCCAAAGCGGAAGCGCCGAGATCTTGTTCCACTATGAGAACGTGGTCATCCCGGAGCATAAAGAAGGCCATACCACGCAGAAACTCCGCGTTATTAGGTTTGTTAGCTTCTCTTATTTCCAATTCAGCTTGCGGCTCGGCGCCCTGCATCAACAGTGGAATATTGGTATCGGGATTATAGCGCACCAGTTCCCCGAAAATCGCTCCGGTTTTGGTCACCAAGTGGCCGTTGAGAAGAATGGTGCTCCCGTCACCATCCCGATAGGCGCGAAGGCGAACATCACTTGTAAGCGAAACGCCCTCTATAAGGGCATATAGGGCGGTCTTAGTGACCCCCGCCAATGAATCCTCGAAAGGCGGATCGCTCAAACGGTAGTAGCGCCGGTAATTGACCTTCACAGGCCTTGCTGCCATTTCCCACCCCTTTTCCGGGAGGATTCCGCAATTGCGAGCAAAAGTCGAATCCGCCGAAAATCTGCGAGGTCATGACCTCAGCCGATTTCGCAACCGCTTGGAGCTCAAATCGAGGGCCGCACCGGCGAAAGCTGCCCCTAAACCGGCGTCGAAGGCGATTTTCCGCAGGAAATGGAAGAATGCGGTCTAACCGGGAGTCTACCCGGCTGGCTAACCGCCATCGTAAGTGATTGGAATTAAGCGCTTTTGGCGCTCCCTAGGGGAGCGCAATAAGCAGGCAAATTCAGAAGGGTAGACAATCCCCATCGCGGCGAGATTTCGCGCATTGTTCTGACAGGCTGTCTTCCCTTGGCCAGATTGCCCACGACTCTTCGTGTCCGAAGCGGACTTCCGAAACGCTATGCAATCTGCGCATTGCCCTAGCCCATGGGCGTGTAGCCGTTTCCGCCACACCAGCCGCAACCCTCGGTCCTTCCTCCGTTGCAACTGGGGCAGGTCACCATTTCGACGATGGGCTCACCCGGAGCAATCCCATCCAAGCCCGGATCGATCGGGCCGGTGTCTTTCGGAACCTTTCCCGTTCCGCTGCACTCGCCACATACGACAATGCCGGTTCCATGACAGACGAAGCACTTTTGCCATTCGCCCGGCGGTTGCGGGTATGGCGCGGGCCACGGATAGGGAAAGCCGCCCCATGGTCTCTTTTCAGTAGGCGAAGAACTCATCGCACTCTCCATCTTCGGCCGCCACCGTGGAGATGCCATGGGGCCGCGCGTGTATGTTTCGAATGCTATGCTGGATATTGGTTGCTTCAGGAAAGCACGCTCCGTCATCCGGGACATTGCCCTGCATCAAGTCCGTTCGATACTGACCCAGGTGGCAGGCGCCCACAGATTCTCAAGTGACCGCTCCATCGCGTTTCCCCCCTCTGGCCACGATCTGCAAGGCGCCGTCCGGCAGAGGCCGCTGCAGGGCCTTCGCCTCGTCCCAGGGCGCACGTAGCCAGGTGTCGCGCTCCTCGGCGGTGGTGAGGATCACCGGCATGGCCTTCGGATGGATGGCCTTCACCTCTGCGTTCGGATCGGTTGTCAGGAAGGCATAGAGATCGGCGGTCACCTCTCCCTCCGCCTTCTTCCGCACACTCGTCCAGCTCGTCCAGACGCCGGCGAAGGTGGCGAGCGGGCGGCTCTCGTCGAGGGCAAACCAGATGTCGCCACCGGCACCCTTGTTGAACTCGGAGAAGGACGTGAAGGGGACGAGGCATCGGCTCTCCGGCTTCAGCCAGCGGCGCCAGTGGGGCGAAGCCGTGTTGCGCACGTTGGTCACGCCCTTGTCGACGCTCTTTCCCTCGAGGGCGAAGGCCGGCGACGGCATGCCCCAGCGCGCCAGGGCGAGTTCACGGCCATCGGCCCCCTCGCGAACAATGGGTGCGGCATAGTCCGGGAAGATGCCGGGCATCGGCGGCAGGTTGCCGGTGCGATCGATCAGCGCCCGCGTCAGGTCGAGGATGGCCTTCTGGCCCTTGGTGAGGCTGTAAAGGTTGCACATGGCCGCAACGGTAACCCCGGCACCGGCGCCACGCCACTGTCGCCAGCCTCAGCGATGCGCCGAAGAGCTTACCGGCCTGCGGTCGCAGGAGAGGGGTGGGTCGTCACAGTCACCGAGGAAGCGATCTGCGGGCGAACGGTCAAGGCTGCGATCGGCGTGCGGTCTGGCCTCGGCGCCCGGCCCGGCCGGCCCCGCGTCGTCGGCGGCGGCGCGGGAGGAGCGATGGCCGCCAGGCGCCCCACCACGGGATTGGGCTGATGGTCGAGCGCAGCCCCGCTGACCGCATCGACACCCATGCCGATGATGCCACCGAGAAGCAGGTTGCCGGCGAAGCTCGTCCCCCCCTCGCGCGACACCTCGGTGCGGACAGCGACTACCGCATGCTCGAAGCCGTCGCGCCGGAACGTCGCTTCGAACGGCTTGTTGCGCTCGATGGCGATCACGCAGGGCGTGATGCAGGACTGTCCCAATGACGTCGTGACGATGGCGCCACTCGGCTCGCTGGCGAAGGTGACCTGGTTCGTGGTCCCGCGAATGGCGGTTGCACAGCCTGTGAGCATCAGCGCTGCCAGCGCGATCGACATTTCCCTACGCATACCCACCCCCTCGTGTGCGCTGTTGCCGCGCACTACCGGAAGTTAATGAATACTTAATCGTGTGCGTCAAGCGAAGCGCAACCGAGCGCATCAGGGCCGCTCGTGCTGGCTGCCTGCGATCATGTCCACCAACCCCTCGAAATCCCCAATGCCGATTGAGAACAAATTGGGAACGATGTAGCGTGCGCGCCGTCGAGGTGGGGATGGGCGGGAAGGTCGAAAGCTCTTTCGCGGTGGAGGTTTGGGATGGCGAGCGACTGAGCGAGACAATCGCCGTCGCGCAGAACCTGATCGTCGCCCGCGCCGCCTACGAGGCAGCCATCGGCGAGAGGCCCGGCCGCACCGTCATGCTGCGGCATGGCGCCCGGGTGGTGCGGTCAAGCGACCGTCGCGAGGACCAGGCACCACCGACGATCGGTCACCTCAGGACCCATGGCGTCACCGGCATGCGGCTCTGGTGCATCGGCTGCGGCAAGGCTGCCGTGTTGAGCTTCGAGGCCATGGGCGCGCACGACGACCAGTCCTTCCCCACGGCCGGACGTCGGCCGACATGCTCGGCCTGCGGCGGGCGCAAGGTGCAGAGGATGCCGGACTGGCCAAGGTCGTGATCCGGCCAGTGATCGAAGTCAGGCCTTGCAAGCGAGGCTCACCGCCGCAGTCGCGACAGCGCCCGGCCGATCTCCGATCTTCTACCATCTGTTGCATGCCGGCCCGCGTCACTACCATCCGCCCGCTTCACCGTTCCAAGGGGAAGCCAACACGGGAGGTCAACATGTCCATGACATATGAGCAGCACCTTCAGTCCCTTCTTGACGGCATGCAGGCGGCCGAGAGGAGCGGTACCTGCAACGCGGCGGTCATCGACGACATCGTCGACTGGGTGACGCGGCGAGACCCCGACGCCAGCCAGAAGTTCAACGATGCTGTGCGGCGCGGAACTCCGGCCTATCAGGCGCTTCAGGACCGCCTCGGGCATGATCAGAACGCCCTGCGCCTGGTCCAGCGGTGCGAGGTCGAGGCCAGGCAATCCCTCGCGGCACGGGGCTACACCTGATCGCCCGCAGCGGCGCTCGCCGCCGCCGCGGCGGGCGCCATCATCACACCATCAACGGAAATCGCGTCATGAAGAACATCCGCATCCCACTTATCGGTCGCGTGCCGTCAAAGGTCCCGGTGATCCGATTGCCGCAGCCGAAGCCTATTGCTGCCGTTTCGCGCGGGCGAGGCTGATGGCGAGATCCGTGGCCCCGTTCGCCTTCCGCAGATGCAGGCGGGCCTCAGCGAGGCCGACGAGCGCCATGGCCACGACGTCCTCGTCCCAGCCGGCCGCCTTCGCCTTATCCGCGAGCTCCTGGAAGTAGGGCTCGAGCGCGAACTCGGCATCGAGTACATGGTCAGGGTCGGCCGGCGTGGTCTTCGGGCGCGGGATGGTCATGCGCTAACGTACGATCTTCTCATCTGGATGCTTCAACCGCCTGATGCCAATAGGCGCGATACAATTTTCGTGGCTGGGACGCCCTCGATATCGTGGGCTCAGAATCCGACCTCTTGTGGCCGCCACCTCACTCAATAGGAATCGCGAGTCAATGCGCCCGCGAGCCCCGAGTTCTTTGGACCAACCGCTAGCCCGGCTTATCGGTTGAAAGCCTTGACCTCAAAACAAACTCCAAAAATCGCTGGCCTTTTTCGGTTATTGAATAAGTCCCATCCTTCGCTGAGATCAAATCTGCACTGAATAGATATGCAATCCACTCTTCGAATTTCATATCCCTATAAAAATCCGGATAATTATCCGCTGCCGACTTAAAGAACGTCCTTGCCCGATCTATTGGATAGTGAACATTCGCGTTAACATCATGCAAAAATAAAAGCTGACTACGCCAAATAAATGTATATAACCGCCAAAATTCTACTATTGCGTCAGCTATTGCGGCATAACGCGCATAGTAATTGGCTTTCTGATCAGCCGATGTGTGCCCATGTTCTTTAGCACTCGCCTCAATCGCGTCGTAGTAAGGCTGCAGCCATTTCTGCATTGGGCCACCGGCATCGGCCGCCTGAAGATTCGCGGCTGTATCTTCTGTAGCTCCAACGTCCTGCCGTTGCGCCTGAGAGGGCAGCATTTCAACTCCGCCCAAACCGATTTTGCTAAGCCTTGGCATTTGTTCCAGCAGCGCCGAAACGATCTGCCGAAGTGAATCCCTGAACCAAAATGCGAGTCCGGAAATGGTAAGAGGCCAGGCCACAGCCTTGAGCACCTCCACAACCATCGTTTTCCAGTCCATCTTAGGACCTCGCTTTTACCGTCGACGTAACACACTTGCCGTTGAGCGCGTCTTGATCAAGTAGGAAGCATGAATCAAAGCCCAAGTTGAGCGGCGGGCCTAGCCCGTACGCAAAACGCAAATCGCCGCCACCCCTGTTCGGGGATGGCGGCCAAGTTGGGGGGGGGGGGGGGGGGGGGGGGGGGGGGGGGGGGCGCCAGCGCCCCGAACCGG